AGTAGCAAGGGGCGCAGTCAACATACCAACTACACCTAATGACCCAGCAATAGTTGCAGGGGCCAAGGCTCCTAGTCCTTTGATTGGTTCATCTGATAATGCTCTAGAGGCTTTGACAAATTCTTTCAAGCCATCCGTTGTTTCTTTTCCAAACATAGCAATAAGAGAATCGTCGCCATAAGCTTTCATGGCAGTCTCTATATCCTTTGCATTTTTGCCGGTCATCAAGTCGTTGATGAATATCTCAGCCGTGTCGTCGGCACTGCCGGATGGACGCAATATCCTTTGTAAAGCGACAGATCTTACTTGCTCCAAAACATCTGGAGGCAAAATCTCTTGTGCCTGTTTGATTCTTCCAGAATTGTTCTTTGTAAAGATGGTATCTACAACCTTGTTTACATCACCTCTTTGAACATGCTTTGAGATTTCCGCAAGCAAGGTGCCACCCTTGAACTGCTCCTTCTGCGCTTTAAGCAAATCATCAACAAATCTGCGCTGTTCTGCAATTGGCAGTCCAGCCATTTGTTCTAATTGTGCAGGAGTTAATCGAGGAGACACTGTGCTTAGGTCGGCCATTAAGGCTTGAACCGTCTTGTAATTTTCCTTACCAAACAGGACTTCTCCTGTTTCACCAAGTGCTTTCAATTGTCCAGCAATCTTTACAGCATCGTAACCTTCTATCGTAACACCATCATCTCCCATACCGACAATCGTTCGTGAGTCAGGACCATTGATTATTTTCTTTAAGTAATCCCTAGCCATTGTTGTACGAATGGCCTCTTTTATGGCGACCCCTTGTCCACGAGCAGCGGCAACATCGTCTGCAAAACGTTGAGCATCTCTTAATCGTTCTTCAAAAGATTGACGTAATGGATTATTTTCAGGAAGTTCTTTCACCAACTCCCGCATAGATCGAGATTGATCTGGAGACACCTGAATCTGAACATCTGGGACAATATCGTCTAAGGTTGATGGCCGTTCGACGGCTTCTCGACCGGTAGGAATGACTGTCCTTAAAAACTTTTTAAGACGGGTACCATCTCCTGGGACAATCAAAAAGCCTTCTTTCAACAATTGACTAGGTTCAAAGTTGCTGGGTGCTCTCTTGTAATCTGAAAATAGTTTTTCTGCCTGTACTTGCCTAAATCTCTCTATACCTGCACCGTATAATCTCTGTGCTTCTCGAAAAGTCTTTAGTCCTTCAGCAATATTTCTTTCCGTTTCAGCAGATAAGAACCTACCATCTGGTCCACGAACTCGAAAACCAATATTGCTGAACGGCACACCAGTTTTAACGGCACCCGTCTTATATTGAGCAAGGATCTCTGCTTCATCAAATGATTTATCTATTGTTTTTAAAAGACTTTGAATAGCTGTCTGATCTGCGGCACCTACAAGCTTTGGATCAAACTCAGCATGTTTGATTGCGGTACGGATGGCGTTTGCATCTGCAAGCGTCATCTTGTCGCCTTTAAGGTTTAAAATGAAGTTATATAGATCTCCATTTTTAAAATTAATTGATTCCCTGCCTATTGCCTGTGCGGCGGCTCTCAAACTTGCAGTAGGCAAAAATGGATTATTCTTTCCACCTAATAATTCATCTGCTTTGGAATACAGTCTTGCAACGTCCTCATCAAAAGACTTTTTAGCGATTTCCATAGCCTTAACAACAGCTAACCCTGCCTCACCTGACAGTGCTTCGGGAGTATCAAACAGGTTGATCAGCTTGTTGATTTCCTTGTCTATTGTTTCATTCAAGCCCCTGTTAGCCTGTTTAACTAACTCATCAGTGCTACCGTAAATGTCTGAGATGGTTTTGTTCAATGATTCAAGGAGCGCGTCTTTATCGACACCGGTCTTGACACCTGACTTAGTTTCTAGGTCATCAATTAATCCCATTAATGCCTGCGCGTTCTGTTTGGCGACACCTTCATTAGGGAAGACACCTTCATAAATAGCCTGAAGTCGGCCAAGGATAGGAGATAAAGTAGCGCCTCGGACAGTGGGTGCGCCTCCTTGTGCCATACCATTTCGTGCAATTCTTCTTGCTTCGTTGGCTTCTTCTCCTCCAGGTCCTTTGATGACTCGACCAAATCCTGCGGCTATTGCTCGACCAAGTCCTTCTCCGACACCACCGAGCAAGAACTCAAAAGCAGTTCCTTGTATCAGATCATCAGAGTCCTGCCGTCTGAGACCTTGAGCATATTCAAAACCTTCATCGACTAGGTAACCAAAGGCAGAACCTGCACCGGCAATCGCGGCTGCGGCTGGAAGTCCGTAACCAGAAGCGGCAAGTGAGGCCGTAATACCACCGGCCAATGGGCCACTGGTCTCTGAAAAGAACTCAAGGATGTCTTCTTTTGTAAATCCTTCGGCTTCATCAAAGGCTCTAAGACCACTGCCCTCAATCCCAAACCTAGCCTTCGTTTGATCGGACACCTTGTCAAGGTCAATAATTAATTCACCTTTATTGTCTTGAAGCACGGAGTCGGTCGCAAAGCCTGCCTGTTCCAATCGAGCAAGCTTCTCTGCAAAGTTGTCACCACGGGATACAAACATCCGTAACGGGATGTCTTTAACGCCTGTGTTATAGTCCACGGTTGACGGATCAATGACAGACTGACCTTCTACAGTACCAGGAGGAGCTACTTGCGGAGTAGCCCCCGCAACTCCTGCACCCTCTGTTTGTCGAATATATTCTTTAATCTCATCTAAAGACGCAGTAGCAAGATCTATTTCAGCACCTCGCTGTTGTGGTGAGCCAAAAAACTGACGATCAATATCCGCCATTTCTTGAGGTGTGGGCTGATCTCCCTCGATCTCAACATCTACAACACCTTGCGGTGTTTCAACTTTTATAATAGCCACTACTGCACTCTCTTATACACACCATCCACTAAAGCGAAAGGTGGCTTATATTCAGTGTCGCCTTCCAGTTGTGCTCTTGCACCCTCTGGAATGTTTAGTGTAATTTCTCGGCCACCCCTCAATGTGTAGCCATTAACAGCATTTTGAGCTTCAGCAAATTTTGTGAGAGCCTTTCTTTCTGATGCCTCGAGTTTTGTTAACACCCTTTGAAGACGACCATTAAGAACTGTCTGAGGAACAGTAGCGTAAGAAAACACACTCTGTTTTCCATCTAAGCTTTTGTACAAACCAACAATTTCATTCGCAAGGGTACGGTCGATATTGGATATGTTCTTTGATCCCTCGCTAAGAAGCTGTGGAAGTAATTTATTGGCAACTTCGGTCATCTCAGCATCGTATTCAGCTCTAGATGTGTATTTTTTATCAGGCGTTACACCTGCAGCTGCAAAAGCCTGACCAACTACAGCATTAAAAGCCCCATTGAAGCCTGTGATTTCGCCTTTTGCATTTCTTATAATGTTCCTCTCAACAAGTTCACGCATTGAATTTACGTCGTAAAATAGGTCTGATGCCTCTTGTACTCTGTCAGTTACCTCTAAATACTCTTTAGAACCCATAACACCGTCTTGTGCGGCTTTAGCGGCAGCCTTAAGCGTGGCCGTCTCATTGTCTTTCATGGTTTTAAAGGTAGACGGTATCAAAGCCCCTTCAGGAAGACCAAACTCACGAATTTCTTCCGTGGTCATCATGAAGTTCTGATCTTTAAAATACTTCTTGCCATTTGGAAGCGTCCCGTTTTTTGTCGCTACAAAAAAGTTTGGAGTTAGACCTTTTTCTTTTGCAGCACGGGCTTCCCTTCTCTTCGCGCCGACTTCTTTCAAACCATATTGAAGCGCGGAAAGATCTACTTGACGATTGAACGCATCTTTGTCTTTTTGATCTTTAATCAACATGTCCGCACCTTGATTAAGTGCGTTGGCAATATTTGTAATGGCGTTAGGACTTTGACCAGCAGCCATAGCAAAACCAATTTTTGCTATAGCTAAACCCTTACTAGTACCTTTGTACTCTGGAGCGTTTTCTTTAAATTCTCTAATTAAGCGGTTCAACTCACCTTGTTGCAAGTCTTTATCATCAGAGTTAACGATTTCCTCAATTCTTTGCTTTTCTTGTTCTATGCCACTTGCGTCTGCAACGTCCGACAAAGTGTCTCCTGTATCTAGATTGTCTGGAACATTACTTAAATCTACGTTTGACTGTGATCCTTGCTGTAATCCTTGTTGATCTTTTTCATCTTGTGCGGCGAGTTTAGCCTCAAGTTCTTCTCTTGTGGGTGCAATTTGTGGAATGGCAGATACGTCTTCCGGACTAGAGGTTAGCTCACCTGAAGTGATCGCTTTAGCTCTTGCAATACGCTCCGCTGTCATATTGCCCGCGCTAAGGTTTGTTAACGGAGGAGCAAGTAAATCCGGTTCATCACCAAGATAACCAGCATCATCTGTTGCACCAGTGGTTTTAGGTTTAGGAACAAGTGCCGTATCCGGCACATCAGCTAGAGGCTGACCTGTTGGATCTTGATCAAAATCTGTAACAAATTGACCAAGTGTCGGTGCAGGTTTTACTCGTAGGAAGTCTCTTATACTATCTCCAGCCCTAGTTAAAGCGGTATCTGCCTCAGGTCCTAAGTTTCGTTGATAAGCCGCTGAAACTTGTTGTGCCATTAGAGCAGGAAAATTTCTTATGTTCTTTAGAGCTTGAGCATCAAATATGCCTGTAGGCGTAGTATATGTTGACTGTCCAAAAGTAGGTGGAACGTCAGGAATACCCCCTGCCGCTCTTTGTGCCCGTCGAAGATTAATTTGAGCTTGGTTAGCTCTAGCTATCTGCGAAGGAAGTGTTGGGGTTTGATAGCCGAGTCCTGGAACATAACTTGAACGAACTCCGCCACCATTGCTGAATTTTTGCACGGCTTCCATCAGTTCCTGACTAGAGGACATGATGCCACCTGCTTGACGAAGCTTGTCGCGGGCAGCATTGCTACGAAACATTTTACGCCCTGTTACATTCTTCATCCAAATAATCCCATGATTCCGCCTTCGCCAAACAAGCCACCTTGATTAAGACCGGCAATACCAAGACCTAATCCGGCAAGTTGCGAGAACATTGATGGGTCAGGAGCAGTAGCTGTTGTCGTTGCCATTTGTCCGGTCGGAACTCCACGGAAAACGTCAGACATAAAGCCAATCCGTTGATATGGCTCGTACTGTTGTTCGAGAGCGGTGGCGCGTGCTGCGTCTAACTCTGTCTGTGCTTGGCCTTGCTCTAATCCACCAAGACCTAACAAAGTGTTAATGTCCCGTTGTTGAGCACCCTGGGCAGACTCACCAAGAGCGGCTTGCCCAATACCAAGTTTACCCATACCAGTTCCAAGAGAACCTATCCCTTGTCCTAAAGCACCAAATAACTGCGCGGCAGACTGCTGTCTTGCTGTCTCATTCTCAAAAGCACGTTGTGCTCGATCTGATGCCTGTTGAAACCCTTGCGACCGCAACTGCGCGCCAGTTCTAGCCATTTGATCAGCGGTGTTCCTAGCCAGTTCTGACTCAGCTATTTGAGCCCTAGAACCACCAAAGGCTCCAGCAGCAACTGCACGGTCTTTTAAACCTTTACGGGAAATGTCTTCCTGACGACGAATGTCCTTTTCAGCTTGCCGTACAACATCTTCCATGTACGGATCCATAAACTCTTGAATAGCGTTTGGATCGAAAGAACCGACAGATCGTCTAAGCAAGTCTTCACCAGACCTCGCAGTCTGAATACCTTGTTCAAGAGCCCTGACTCCAGAACCAAGGGTCTCTTGTCCTTCAGTCATTAAAGGCTGATAAGCACCTACACCCTCGTAACCAAGACGAACAGCCTCTAGTTGTCCAGGTGTTAGTCCTGCTATCTGACGATCAGGAACAGTAACAGGCTGTTCACCCACCTCTCTTGCAGAGGCAAGCATATCTTTTAAATATTGATCCTGATATTCAGGAAGAGACATAGTCGTAGTAGTGGTAGCCATTATGCCATTGCCTCATATTGGTTCATCAGTTCATACATCCTAGCAGCACCCTTATTTCTGTTGCCGTCACCAAGACCACGAACCGCACGCTCTGTCATTACAAATTCACCGTCAGAAAGCCTTGCTTCTTGAACAGGACCTCCATCCTGATAAATCATTGCGGGTATTGAGTCACTAGTGCCTGTCCCAGGCCCCTCAATATACCCACCTACATTAAAGCCTAGCCTATCTCTTAAAGCAGCAAGACCTGCAAGTCTTCCAAAAGAAGAATTACCAAACGGATTTTTAGGATTAACACCAACTTGATCAGCAGGACTTTGAGACGGTGTACCCATATTCATACCGGGAAAAGCAGCAGGGCCACCCATAACTTGCATTCCATAGTTGGGTGTTGCAGGTTGAGTATCGCCCATAACAGGCATTCCCATTCCCATGCCAATTCCAAGCGGTAGGCTTGCAATTCCTTGGTTCGCGCCACCTGGACCTCTCCTCATGCCCGGAAACCCTGGGAAGCCTCCCATGCCGCCACCACCAGAAATATTTTGAAGCTGTTGCCCCATCCGACCAAGTTCTGCTGAAAGTTGCTGTAAGCTCATGTGACAACCTTAATTGTTCCTGAGTCATTGTACAATGAACCCGTTTCAAGACCAGTAGCTGAAGTAGGCAAGGCGGTAAGTACTAGTGAAGTGCCCCTCATCTCACCTGCTGTGCGCTCCTGAGTAATAAACACTTCTAATGCTCTAACCAAATCTTGCAAATACTGCTGGCTCACCTCCGGTGGGGGCTCTGGCAGTCTTGGTGGTGGCAGTTGTACGTTAGCCATCAGCGTCTTCCGTCTGGTCTAATGTCGATTCTAGGAGTGCCTAATCTCCATCGAGTGCCTAATGAGCTTGATTCTACACGAACTGCAAATGATCTTCCTCTGGTTCGCACATGTAACTGATTTGTATATGTCTCGACAGGAGTTGATGCGGTTCGTATAGCATCTCCAGAGGGACTTTCATTAAAGTCTGCCCCAGGAAAGTTTTTAGATTTCACAGTAAATGTTGCTTGAGGGCTACTCAAGTCAGTAGATCCGGTGAATGTTAAATCAGGTAATATTCTACGAACACTAACAAACTTGTCTCCATCACCTATGTCAATGGGACCGGACTCAATAAACGATGTCATTGCTGAACCATCATCATCAAAACCAATCTCGTGGTTATAAATGTATGCACCACCTACAGCTATTGGAAAATTACGAACCCCTCGATCAAGCCACGCTGTCCTAGACAAGCTTCCAAAATACCAAACTTTTTCTTGATAATTGTAGACGACATATTTGTCTATCTCTCCGGTTCCTTCGTTGGCTTCGGAATTGTCATCAGAAACATAGAACCACCAGACTTCAGAAAAACCAGAATTAACACCAGAAACTACTTTGTCTTGTTGAGAAAAATCAAAGTTTTTAAAGACGGTGTCTTTGACGTTACAAGGCAGTTGTTGTGTTTGTCCTGCATAAACATAGAAGTTTTCTTTGCCCATCCAGTACACAACGTCTTCTGTTGCGGCCACCGCTCCAGGAGACATTATTGTGATAGCCCCAGAAAGTTGTGTGATGCCAAATGTTAAAGGTGCGCCAATAAATTGTAACGAACTTAGTGAAGTGTCTGTCCAAACTAAGATTTCTCGTTTTGTTTCTTTAGCTGTAATGAACGTAGATCCAGAGCCAATTCGTAAGTCGCCCGCTGTGTTGGTAGCAGTTAGATACCATTCGACAGCATTTTCTTGATTGGAAAAACGTATTAAGAGAGGATCTTGTACTCCATCTCCTTGTGTCGCTGATGAACTTGCACCAAAGCCATCACAACCAAAAGCAAGGACGTGCCTGTCTTTATCTGATACTAAAATTTGTTTAGCAATTTGAGGAACACTTGTCTGTCCAGAGCCCGTAGTACTTAATTCAACTGCTCTTGTCCCTGTGCCAGAGGACTTGTCCCAAAGAAAAATACCTGAGTCTCTAGGATTAATAAGTAAATCTTCGCCAAAGTTATCGTGTGACCAAAGACGAAGAGATAGAGTTGTCCCAATATCTGCAGCTGATCCCCAAGTTCCTCTGCCCCAAGTAGAGGCCCCCCAACCTGTACCACCAACTTGAGTGTTAAGACCTGTGTTGATCTGATATTTAGCTACGGTGGAAGATCCTCCGTTACCACTATCTGAACTGTTAGCGGTAACAGAAACAACTATTTCATAACTGTTAGAATCTACTACTCTAGTAACTTGATGTTCTGCGTTCAGTATCGTTGCAGTTACATTGCCACCTAACGAAGCGGCGCTGCTAAAAACAACAAAATCATTCTCGACCGCTCCATGATTGCTATGTGTAATAGTAACCGTAGAACTGCCGTTTGACGCAGAAAAAGTAGTAGCTCCTGCTGAAGTTGTTAATCTAAGAGGAGTTATGTCGTAGAAAGCCTGACCCTCTTCGATGTAATACTTCAAGTGTGTACCAATTCCGAGAAAATTATCTGAGTTCAAAGCTGTCCAGTTGTGCAGTGCTCTAGCAGTGCCTTGAATCGTGCTTGGTGATGCTTTCTCCCATCCGCCTATTTTTTCAGGATAACCGAAACGAAAACGAATCTTGTCAGAACTGATCCATCCACCCTCGTTTGTGTAGGGAGTTACTTCTGTAGTAATCCCTGGTTTAAACTTCAGGCTTGTAAGTGCCATTAGGCCTCTTCCACTGTAGTAAAGTTAAGTGCCGCTAATTCGCCTAAATTACCTATCGCTGTGGTTACATATGCTGTGGTTGCAACCTTCGTCGTGTTATCAGACGCGCTCTGTGTCGTTGCAACTACTCCATCCGCTAAAGTGCCACTAATACTAGTAAAACTGGCGGCTCCACCAGAGCTAATTTCTAGCTCACTTGTTAAATTCTTAACAGCGGCTCCACTACCTGCTCCATCTGCATAAACAATACCTGCAGCTCCAGCAGAAACAGTTGCGTTAGCTCCACTACCTTGTGAAAAAACAGCGTCTTGACCTGTGGTGTTATAAACAAAATACAGTTTGTCTTGATCGTTTGGACTAATGGTGATGGTGTTCGCTCCAGATGGAGACCCACCTAAGACAAGAACCTTATACATTCCATCTGATAAAGTACCATCAGTGGTTGTTAAAGTGTGTGTTGTTCCTGTAAGAGTTATCGCACCAACACCATTTAGTGCTCGGTCGATGATGTCCAAGTTAAGATTGGTAGTAGTACCCCAAGTTCCGGACTGTTCGCCGGTTCCTATCTTTTCAATACCGTTATTTGCGGTGTACGTACTAGGCATTTATTCCACCCTTTCTGTCCAAGTTTCGTCTGTAGAAGGAGTAACATTCGCCCAAGTATCGCCTGTATGGGTGATTTCGGACCATGAATCTGAAGCTCCTGTGGATATATCAGCCCAGGTTCCACCTGTTGGTGATATATTCGCCCAATTTTCAACCGTATCTCCCGCAGACACAAGCTCCCACAATAGAGCGCCTGTAGCTGTTTTGGTAAATGTTACTACAAAATTGCCACTAGACGTAAGAATTGATGAAGGCACGGTTGTTTGATCAAAGGTCGCAGATTGACTTGATTGCCCTGCTAAAACAAAGATACCAGCAGCTGTTTGATCAAAAGCAAAAGATTGATTAGTAACTCCTGGTTTTATTTTTACGCCAGCAGTTGATTGATCAAAGGTCGCAGATTGTGACGATCCCGCTGTTCCTACAAATATTGCAGTGGATGTTTGATCAAAGGTCGCAGATTGTGACGAGCCTGTTTGTCTTACACGAGTTCCAGCACTGGTCTGATCAAAAGTAAAGTTCTGTGAGGCTACAGCCGATGCTAAAAGAATGCCAGCGGTCGTCTGATCAAAAGTAAAGTTCTGTGAAGAAATAGCCGTAGCAATCAGGTTTCCGTCCGTTGTTTGATCTAAAGAAGAGGACATTGAAATGGTGCCAACCAAAACACCAACACCAACAGAAACCTGTGTTGCTGTTCCAATCAAAGAGGACTCTCCACTAGCTAACAGGTTTCCGTCCGTTGTTTGAGTAAAAGAAGCTAGTTGAGTGGAGCCTGTTTGTCGTAATCGAAGACCACTGGATGTTTGATCAAATGTTGCTGACTGAGTGGAGCCTGTTTGTCGTAGTCGGAGACCGCTAGAGGTTTGCGTGAAACTAAAGGATTGACTAGTTACTCCACTAGTTACGGTGATTCCATCACTAGTTTGATTAAAGGCTGCTGATTGCGAAGATTCTCCAAGTGCTCCTCGTAACCCAGCTGTGCTTTGTGTAAAGGTTACTGACTGAGAAGAAACACCAGATGCAGTGAGCCCTCCCTCTGTTGTTTGATTAAAGGTTGCTGACTGAGAAGAAACACCAGATGCAGTAAGTTTACCCGAGGTTGTCTTGTCAAAAGCAAAAGATAAAGAAGAGATACCACCTAACACCCCCACTCCAGCAGTAACCTTAGTTGCGGTTCCTGTCATTGACGAGGAAGAAGTGCCTATAAAAATAGCATTAGAGGACTGATCAAAAGCAAAAGATAGGGAGGCAGTGTTAAAGGCAAGAACTCCACCACTCGAGATTGCTCGTGTGCTTATAGGAGAATTGCCTAACATTGTTAGATTTCGTCAGGCCAATCGTTTATTGGCGCGACCGTACCACCATCAGGTACATCGTACAAAGCCATGAATTTTGCCAACGTGTCACACGCCGTTATCGCATCTTCAATAGTTTTACACGCAGTGCGGACAGCCGCTCTGTAAGTTGATACGGCAGTTGGTATCTCCGTTCCTGTTTCTGTCTTGCGTGTAATGTACCAATCAGAGTCGCTAAGTTTCGTTCTCGCTGTTGTTTTTGTGTTAGCGATTGCAAGTGACTTAAGTCCGTAGTTGATGACTTGATTTCCTTTTTCATCTTTTAGTTTATTACCGCTTCCATCTGTCGCGTCTTCATCATCAATCTTTCTTTCAATCAAGTTTTTTTCTTCTGAATCCCATCCCCAGTAAAAGCGATTATCCCAAGTCTTTGGGTCAGCAACCTGAACCAAACCAAAAGATTTTTTTACTTCATCCGACCACACAGCCCAATTAGACGGATGAGTGATACCATCATCGGATTTCCAAGACCTTCCTTCTTTAATAATTCTACCGTTGTGTTGCCACATAAAACCCTCCTATCTCGCGTTAGAATACTTAAATGGCTGATCCGCAAACGCCATGTAAATATATTGTCTTGTACCAAAAGAAACTTCTCCTGCGCCAGCGTTGGTGGTTCTAATTTTAAATCCATTTGATACCAAATCTATGGTGGCGGTAGAGGCATTTACATTGCCTTCGATATTGGCCAAGTTTGGCCCAAGGAATTGACCAAGAGGTGGGCCGATGTTCAATGGGCTTCGTTTATTGTCAATGATGTACCAACCTTCTGTGCTATCAAAGTTTTTCAAGAGAATAAATGCTGGCCTGAATCCGGTAAAAATGAACGTGCCATCCGTACTTCCGTTGTTCGTCCATGCCCCCATTTTGCTGTATCCATCTATACTGAGAAAACAGTAAGCGATGTAATTTGAACTACTGGCGTTAGTCGTTGATCCAGAGTAATTGTTCACAAAAAAGTATGTATCTGTTGGATCAGAAACTCCACCCGTACCCTTAAATCGTGGATTACCTCCGCTTTGCTGTGCGCCATTGGTGCTTAATTCTACGAAATGATGTGTAGATAAGTTGGTATGGTAAACAGCCCAGTTTGAAGTAGCACTTAGGGATTTAACCAAAATCATCTCAGGTATGTTGCCGCTTCCCATCCCATGCTTCACACGTTCATCACTGCCGCCCGTGTACTTCACAATGGAAAATCCAGCCTCGCTACTGCTTGAAACGGTTGAGTCTAATGTTCCTGATTCACCAGAAAAACTTTGTGATGTTCCCGCTTTCCAAGCCCAAGCGACATAAGTCTGAGTATCTCTGTTTGTTCCACCATCGCTTCCTGTTGTAAACCCGTCGGAATCAAACGATGTTAGTGCGTTGGCTGATGTGAACTCGGCAAGGGCTTCAGCATTCGCAGTTGGGCCATTAGAGTGAATGGTTTTTGTTGCCCCACGAACGGAGTCGAACAAATAATGATCATCAGCATTCACTCTATTTTTTATCCATACCCAATCTGGCTGAAATGCAAATGAGGAAATTTCTTGGGTGCCGCTGTTTCCTACATAGAGTTGAGAGTCAAAATATTGATCCGGTGTTTCGTCATTGGCAGGATCAATGCTGGGGTCAGCTAAACTTGCTGTGCAAAGCGCGGCATACCCTGATGGGACTGCGAATTTAAAACTTCCATTTCCATTTGTATCAGAGTTTGATCCTGCTGATTCATTGCCAGCAAACGTAGAATCTTGTCCAAAGTTAAAGATTTGCCCCATATTTCTACCGAAAGCTATTGGGCATAGATTATTAAAATCTAAAACGCCATCCATTTCTGATGTTGGAATACTTCCCTGTCCGGTCCCGTCGTGGAAAAACTCTAAGGTTTGATTATCAGCATCAAAAGCAACACCGATAATATCTCCTGCGTTATGTGCTGACGCTCCTGTGTAGGTAGTCGAACCCGTCTCAATGAATTTGTTCCCATTCGATAGATACGCCACTAAATTAGCGTAGTTCCCCCATGTGCTAACAGTTCTATGAATTTGATTTCCAATCCCTACACCCTGCCCGCCTGAACTATCTTCAGACATAATACGAACTTCATGAAACCATTTCCCACTTGTAGGGTAATTAAACGTGGCGGTTGTTCCGCCATGATTTGATCCTGGATTCGTTGCTTGCAGATTTGCTTCCGTAATTGAATGAGTGACTACTGGAGTAATTGGATTTAAAGTACAAAAATTATTTGTTGGTGAATCCAAAACCTGATCCGATGATTCAAGACCAGCAGAAGATGTAAAGTGATGGCCATTACCAGATGTATCAGCCCCTAAAGTACTGGATGATGCTGTGCCTGTACCCGATTGTAGAAATTGCAACCGGAATCCATTCCTGCCGTAATTCCCAAAAGTGTAATTGCCTGAAGAGCTTCCATTGGTATTTTGACTGAGTGAGATAGTAGTTGAAGAAACACCCGTGACAAATGTCGATGATGGGATACCCGTGCCTGTTACTTGTTGTCCTATCGCAATGCCAGTAGCAGAAGCAACCGTAATTGAACTCGCTCCGCTGGAAAATGATGAAACTGTTGTTGTTGCGGCAGTGAAACTTCCAAGATTTGAAGGCACCCAAATATCATTTTTCGTCTGACCAAATGAAGATGGCCCAAGAGCTTGTCCGTCAATAAAATTTATCTCTGCGAGATAGCCGTCAAATTCTGCCGCGCCGTGACCTTTACCAATGAATTGAGCTTCTGTGTTGTTGATATCACCTTCGTAGTCTGAATTGGGGAAAGTAGTATTATTATCAAAGGCTACGGGGTCTCCTCCATTCACATACAATTTGACTCGATTAGACGCTGTGCTTTGAGTAGTATCAAATGCAAGCACTATGTTGTACCACGAGCCGGGGTCACGAAAAAACGCCGAAGTGCTGAGAAAACTTCCTGCTGATCCATTATTGAACCACATCAGTCGGCTGTCAGTGAATTTCAGTACATCGCCTTCTGCCGCTGTGCCAAATAACTCACGGTCCGTATTGCTAATATCTCCGCGTTTAACCCATGCACTCCAAGTCCAAGTTTTCCTGTTGCTCGCGGCAGATGGTGTGCGGCTGAGGAACGGATCATCTCCAGCATTGAATCTCAAAGAGTTATTTATCGTATGCGGATAAAATCCCGCACTACCTGAGAAAAACTGAGAATTATCAAACATTACGAAAACGCCAACTGAGGTGCGCCAAGCAGGATGCGTCCTGATGCCGCAACAATATATGGAACAATGTCGGTCGTGCTAGCGGTTGACGATAAAGTCAGACCTGCCGCAGCCGCTGTTTCGTAATCTGTACCTAACGTAGATACTGTCCTGCTACCAGTACCATCTTGAATAAATACAATAAAACCAGCCTGACCCACTGCTTCTGTTGACGGATTTGCTAACGTAATTGAGTGTCCAAGCGTAATCACAAAGTTTTGGTACGTTGCAAAGTCTAGAGTTACGGTAGTTCCTGACGTTGTAAAGGTATGTGTGGCACCAACACCGCGCTTCGCTCGTAAAGTATTGTCTACGTAAACTTCACCGCCGCTGATTTCTAGGCGGTCGTCTGTTGTTTCGTCATACAAGATAGAAACATCTGAGTTAGTTCCAAACTTTAGTGCAACGTTGTCCGCAAAGATCAAAGCATCTTCAACAGTATCCGAGGGAGTTATCTCACCAAGGCCGGTTACGTTAGAACCTGATTTAATCGATTTAACTAGTCTAGCCATAATAAAACCCTACGTCGTTAAGGATATGTTATTCGTACTGCCGTCTGACTCCGTAAACGGCACTTTTAGGTCTGCTGTTAGTGCAATAGTATCTGAACTTCCATCTGCTTGAAAGAATGGGAAATTTAGGTTGCTGTTTAGTATAACAGTGCCGGTCGCATCCGGTAGCGTGATGGTTCTATCTGCTGTCGGGTCGGTGACCGTAACCGTTGTCTCATGAGCATCGGCAGTTGCTCCTTCAAAGATCAGGTTCCCAGTGAGTGTTCCGCCACTGGTTGACAGCTTACCGTCTAGTTGCGTCTGAATCGCTGAAGTCACGCCGTCTACATAATTTAATTCAGTCGTCGTGGCAGTTACCCCGTCCATCAGGTTCAGTTCTGTCGCTGTCGCTGTAACGCCGTCCAGGATATTTAGTTCCGCTGTAGTAGAGGTTACGCCGTCTAGGATATTCAACTCAGCCGTCGTAGAGGTCACACCATCAAGAATATTGATTTCTGCTGTGGTGACAGTGGCACCATCTAGTTTATTTAGCTCTGTTGCTGTCGCTGTGATACTGAGATCAGAAAGACTTGCTGCCGCCGTAGAGGCAATTGTTACGGTGTCTGAAGTAGCATTTGTTGTGATTGTGACATTACTGCCTGCGGCAAGTGTTAGCGTATCAGTCTTACCGTCCGCCTCCACTGTGGTCTGTCCGGACACAGCAACACTAGAAAAAGCGTTTTGATTGACCTCAGCGCCAGTGGCGATACCGTCAAGCTTTGTGCCATCAGTCGCTACGTCTCGACCGTCTACGGTGCCAGATACAGCAATATTACCTGTTACGTCAATACCACTAGCATCAATACCCATTCGTTTAGTAGCACCATTGCCGGGATCAGTTGTGCCTGTGTTATTAGTCGTGCCCGTTAAAAATTCAATACCACTAGAAGTGCTAACATTGCTTATAATCTGAAGTTCATTATTGTTTAGTCGAAGCGCGGCTTCAGTTCTATCACCATCGGCTTTAAACCAAAGTTGAGGGATATCACCTTCTTCGTTATTATCAGTATCCGCTTCAATAATTACAGTGGCATCTCCAGAAGTTCCAGATGAAACGTGTAACAATCCATCAGGACTCGTAGTACCTATACCTACGTTTCCACTAGAGTCGATACGGGCGGCTTCTGATAGATCGACTAAAAGCCGTAATGCCGTTTTACCATTAGCGACAAAATGATCGCCTGAAGCACCACAAAAAACACTGATGCTGTTAGCTGTTGAATTGTCTTGAAAAGAAACATACGATGTCGAATCGGAAGAAAGAAATCTTGCTCCAAAGTCATCTGTTCCAGATGACACATCAAGTTTAAATGAAGGACTCGTAGTACCCAAGCCTAGCCGTGATGTCGATGCGTCCCAATAGAGGTCTTGAGAACTCCCTGCGTCATTGTAGAAGGAGATGTCACCTGTGTTAGCAACCTTTAGCCTGTCGAGTGGCCCAGAACTTGTCTCTGCTGTTTGAATAATAATTGAAGCAGGAATTGTATTTGAGGCAACTGTGCCTGTTACTTGTGAGCGAATTCTTGCTCCTGCGGTGTTAATGTCAGTACCATCATCTCCACAAAATTGAATTGCGCCTAAGAAATCGGAATTAGAAACGACAGACCCTGAACTGGTTTTTCCAAAGTTTAAAACCCCTGAATTAGCATCAGAAGACGTGCGTGTTAAATTGATATAGGAATCTGTGGCATTTGCTCCGCTAATGTTCACATCGGCAGACACAGACCCAACAGTCTGCGCTGTGCCAACAGTCAACCCATCAGCAGTCACCGTGCCTGTAATGTTTATGTTGCCGGTGCCAGTAATGTCACTGCTGTTTAGATCTAAGTCGCCGCCTAGTTGTGGCGTGGTGTCTTCAACAACGTTATCTATAGCGTTGGGGTTGGCTGTAGCAGATGAGGCTACGCCGTCAAGCTTTGTGCCGTCAGTTGCGAGGTCTCGACCGTCTACTGTACCGGAGACAGTGATGGCCCCTGTAACGCTAATACCAGCATCTATTACAGTTAGCCGATTTGTGCCATCTGTTTGAAAAGCCAACGTATTATTTGTATTAATTTGATAAGGAGCGTTTGCGTCATCTGAAGCAGGTGTTTTGATTTCAAATGGACGATTTTCGTTTGTTCCTAAATCGGCATTTATTTTAAAACATCTTGCATTTGTACCCGACACCGCTAAAGTGTCAATTCCACCACTAGAATGCTTTGTGGGTTTGGTGTCTAACTGTGTCTGAATAGCAGATGTCACACCATCAACATGATTCAGTTCTGCTGTTGTGGCTGTAACGCCGTCCATAAGATTTAATTCTGTGGCTGTTGCCGTGACACCGTCTAGGATATTCAGTTCTGCTGTTGTGGCTGTAACGCCATCTAATTTGTTAATTTCAGCCGCTGTTGCCGTGACACCGTCCAGGATATTTAGTTCTGCTCCGGTTGAACTAATTGTCGTGCCACCAAGCTGAACTGTTCCTGCTAAATTAACAGTGGATCCACTTGCCCCCACCGTCACAGTCACGCCAGACGTTCCACGGATCTCTCCATTTTGCTCAAAGACAAGGTCAATATTGTTTGTGCCGTCTCCAATAAACACATCAGAGGACGTATCGCCTAATGAAAGATCTCCACCGGTATTTGTAATTGATAGGTTTCCAGAAGAATCTGTCTGAATAACAGCATCTACGTTGCCGCTGGAGTCTTTGAACTCGATCTTGCGACTGCCTGGAGTGATTAATACATCATTAGACATTAACTAATTCTCCCACCAAGTCGTTTCTTAGCCTGTGTAAACGAATTTCTGAACTGTAGTCTACACGGCTCTTGAATTCTATTTCTTGTAAACATGAAGTTTGCCGGAGGAACTTGATCTAAGAAAACATTAAGTCGCCTTAAATAAAAACCTTCAGACGCATTGTCATTTGATATTGTCACCGACACATTGACAAAACGGTCTATATCTCTTGCAGTTAATGTACCGTCCACATTCTGGTACTCGGAGGAAGTTGCGGCTGTCGTATGTACAGAAGCAGTATCTGCGTTTCTATCAGTAGCATCAAACTGAGCATACTCAGAAGATGCGCTCTGTCGTGCTGGGATTGCTTCAATAATTAGTCTTGGGTAGGTTCCACTAAACCCAGAAACAACCTTCAAAACGGCTCTTGCCCTAAGCGTAGCTCCAGAAGGAACATAAATAATATTCTGTATGCCGCTAAACTCTCCTGAGTCATCATCAAACGTATGCAAGTACGCTTGTTCCGTTTCATCCCAAACAGCCTGAAAACCTCGACCAAGTATCGCATCTACGTTCTGATGGAAGTTGTGCTCAATCGAGTGACATAAACTGTTAACACTTTCTCTTTGATCTCCAAGAGAAAATACGCCTATGAAATCATTGGGTGTAAAAGAGTCAACATTCCTGTTGTACTGAACAATGAAATTTGTAGTGGTATCTTGTTCGAAACCTGACTCTCCCGCAAACACCGACTCATTTTGAAAAACATGACAAGCATAGTTACCTGTTCCAGTTAAACGAATACCTCTTCTTTTATTCATAAACGCACTGTTATGATGAAAACCGTTAGCCCACAAATACCAACTATTAACAAGAAATCCATCATCATCACTGCCACAGGACCTGTTGTAGGCTACTTCAGCGTGTTCACCGTCCGTAGCAATAAGATAAAATCCTTGGTTCTCGATTCGGCTAGCATGATTGTTGAAAAAAGCCATGTCGTCGTTGTTGTACCCCTGTACATTATAGAAGCCACGATAACTCCCGTTATGAACTGCACAGCAACGAACAGTGAAATTATAAAGATAACGGTACATATAAATTTCTTGGAAGTTTACTGTCGTTGACCAGTGAATAGTTATGCCTTCCCAGTACCCTCCACTAGAGTTATGAGTGCTACCCCAACGTCCTTCTATCCTAAAACGAGTGTTTGAATTTGAATCGGTTCTGGCGATGTCTTTGAATTCAACGTCCTGCATCATCAGCTTACCGTAGTAGTTTGCGTCATTTCTTGCATAGAAACGAACGACTGAACCGCTTTCATTTACAACACGACAGTCTCTGGTTAGCTTCACAACAAACGCGGTGTTGTTCATATCGACCGGATAAGCGATACCTGATGAGATCGTTATATTATTGCCGTCAACAGAAGAGACCGTGTATTTCTCTGGGTGCTCATCCGTTAGGTCAGAAGTTGTAGTGTTGGCCTCAATGACTATTTCATCCCCGGCCACAATCCCCGTAGCATCAGTAACAGCGATTGTAGTATCACTGGTGCTTATTGCAGAGGCTACGGTTGTTGCACACTTACGAACAATTGATCCAGAAGCGTGAGACTTCATAGGGCCTGTGGTGTAGACCGTTTGCCCAACTACAGAACCAGTTACGGCGCTGTTTAGCACAAGAAAACCTCGAGGTATATTAACCTGTGTAATCTGACGAATATTTCTATTAGAACCCGTACCAAAAATAATTCGTTGATTTTTTCGGTAGATATCCACGTTAGCCAAAAAAATCCTGACTCCATCTACAGCGGTAATGGTGTCAGTGGGACTAACGAACTCACGAACATAAATATTTGATCCTGAAATGTCGTGAATTATAAAACCCTCATCTTCACGCTCTGAGTCAACATTTGTTTGAGAGCGGTTATAGACAGCAATCCAATCCCCAACAGAAAATCCACTGGCACTTGAAACTGGAATGGTTCCAGATAAATTAGTTGTTGCTCCAGATGTTGTCGTACCTTGTAGGGGCTGCGACCCAGTGAACTGTTTTGTATGAGAAGAGGCAGGGTTTTGTATTTGAAAACTGTGACCATTGCCACCGGCTAAAAACACAGTATGCCCTGCACCCTGTGTCCAATTACCGTTAATTACGACATTGCCCTGAAAACGAATAGATCTTGTGCCTGACGCAAACTGGAAAGTGCCGCCAGTGTTTACCGTGCAATCTTCAAAGCCAGAACTCAACGCCGAAGAAACGTCATAGGTAACCGTATGTCCATCAGCGACCGTCCATGTGTCGCCGTTTGTATCTGGAAAACCAGATCCTCCCCAAGTAGACGCGCTACTAAAGTTTCCACTCTGTGAGGACGTGTAAGCTGTCATGCCATATACTCTACTTCAAACGGCTCAATGTCTTTACGTTCTGCGTAAACCGTATAAAAACAGTTGATAGCAGTTCCTGAGAGAACAACTTTAGAAACGTCCCAGGACTCTACGTATATCCCTTGATCTCTGCCAATAGGTGTGACATTCACAGTTATAGAATCTTCTTCTATAAGACCTGCCCAATAATCTGGTAGGAGTATAATATTCTCTTGAGTTTGCCCTCGAACGTAAACACCATTCTCTGGACCCTCTAAAGAGGCATATCGAAGCTTCATTCCAGTTTTAGTGGGATGATCTATCAAGAAAGATTTGGTCGTAGCTGACAAAGATCCTGGAACTACAACATTTCCAGAAGCATCTTCAAAGACTAGCTTTTCAGCGGGGATCGTACAGAAAATAGTTCGAGTTCCTGAACTCCAACTGACAGCATTGTCACTGTTGCTTGATTGTAAAATAGTGGTTCTAGCTAGGGTCGTACCCGAGGAAGTGTACGTGCCTATGCCCACCTCAAAATCAGTGTCGTCTGTGCAACAATAATAGGTAGTGTTTCCATTACCTATGGAGCCGAACGACTCAAAACCAGTGACTGCTCCTGCTAAACTGTAGGTGCCTGTCCCTGTTGTGGTCGTAGTCTCCTTGACACGATCAGCAAGGACTAAAGCCATATTAGTTCAACTGAATTACTAAATTATTTGAGTTGATTCTAAATATGTCTCCACTTGCAATTTGCTTTGACGCGTCCAAAATACCGACAAATAAAATATTTCCGCCACTTGATGCGTCCGCAATAAAAACGTGCGTCACTGTGTATGTTGCTCCTCCACTAGAAGCAGAAAACTCAATGTTTGCACTATTTTTTGCTGTCTGTGTATCTGTAGAGGCTGAAGGAACAGTCCACGCAGAAGCTTGAACCTGCTGTCTAGCATAGTTTGAATCCTGAGAACTGGTGACTTCAGTCAAAGTTCCCGCTTCCAGATCTGAAACAGCAGTTGCTAGTCCTACATAAATACTGTTACCGGGGCTAGTGAAAGCCGTGTTTTTAAAAATATGATTTAGAAGTTTGCTCTCTAAATACGTGGTTGCGTTATTTGCCATTACTCTTCCTCGTTAAGTACGTGGTCTGGTTGGGTTGCCCACTCTAAAGGCATCCTGCTCTTCTCTAGCTTCTGCTAGATCCTTCAAGCGAGACAGATTCTCAACAAACCTCTTCTCGTAATTTGCTAGAACGTCTTGCTCACCCTTCATGTAAGTATATGCTTCGTATAATGCTCCGTATAGCAACACGTTTGGAGCATTCTCACTAATCCAAGTCTGTCCACTGTCCGCTCCAGCAGTTAGGCTTGCAGGACGGTAGTAATAATGAAGTTCAACAGTGTAGTTCTGATCGGGTGTGGGAGAGACAATTAAGTTGTCTACATCATAGATTCCATAATACTGAGGCGTTCCAGTTGAGGCTGAATCAAGGGTGTACTTCTGCACAAAGTTAACATCTTTCAAAGTTAGAAAGTCTTGAAAGTTTGCGGTGGTGATGTGCAAAGAGAATGGAGTTAAGAAATCTGTGGGAACAGACAAGAACTCGTCACCTGTCGATAGTGCAGACGACGCATTTTTCTTGAAGTACGTTAAATTAACGCTTTGAAAGATTCTGTCTTCAGCAGCGCGGATAAATACGGGGAGATTTGTGACGAAAGATGTTTCTGTGTTTTCACAAAAGTCCTGAATCGCTGTCTTCATCTGTGCGTATGTGAAACTCATTTAGGCCTCCAAAGTTGTCGGGCCAGCGGTCGCATTATCACCGCCCCCTCTTTGATTACCGACGCTTGCACTTTGACCACTGACTGTAAAGGTGTACTCGTCACTGGTTGTAACTGTGACGGTGTAGCCGGTCGAGAGTTCCAAAACCGCTTTTGTGAAGCCATCAAATCCCTCCATCTTTCTAAATCTAACAGTGTCTCCAGTAGTTCGCCCGTGTCCTGGCTCACGTACAGTAACAACAGCACTACCACTAGAACCACTAGTGAAAGATTTTGGATTCAATAATACCTCAATCTTTGGTTCTACGCGCTCGGGCCTGGGGTCTCGAAGTGCTTGAGGATCTGAAACGTTACTGATTGGGCCAAGTTGAGGGTGCTTTTCTTCATACTCGTCTGCTCCGACGAGCATTCCGTTCCACTCTTTTTTCATGTCCCTTAAACGATATCGAAAACCAGACCTATCTGAGATGCCGTATGCGTTTTTACCAGAAGCAAAACGGGGCATGTCACAACCTCATGTATCGAATATCGGGGGCTAGTTTCAGTGAAACACGGTCTTCGTCTTCATCTGCTGCCCTCTGGAACTCTTCTTCATAAACGTTTTTTAAGAATTGAACTCTTTCAGGAGCTTTTTTGATGGCTAGATAATAAGACAATCCAGAGACCATACAGGGTATAAAACGATAAGGGACATCCGCATTGTTTGTCAGCTTGTCCGCATCTTCTATTCTAGTAATGTAGTAGTACACTACCTGATCTGTACTATTTTCTGGGGTAGGCCAAACCGTAAGCTCTGGACTTGTTTGACGGTTAAAGAAAAATTGAGACGGTCGTCCGGTTGTAGATTTGTTGGGAATATTAAGATAGTCCCCTCTACTGATTCTCTCCATTTCAAAATCTGTACTAGACCTTCTTAAAGCAACTTCCAACAGGTCGTTCATTGGACTAGCTAATCCATTACTAGACGTATAGGTCGCTGTTCCAGACGTTACAGTTAACGTTGCTTGACGAACAGTCCACAAATTAATGCCTCTGTTCGCCCACTCAGAGAACATAACATTGAGAGAGCGTCTGGCGGTTTTAGCATCGTATCCAGTACGGAGTTCGAGCCCGCACCGCTCAAACGCTTCTTCAATGATCTCTGCTACATCGAGATCAAAATCCCTTGATCCAGAAGTTGCCATCTCTTACTTCTTCTTTTTGACCATTCCACCACGCATCATTTTTACAGGAGGTTTTACCGCTCCGCCACCACGCATTTTCTTCATGGGAGGCTTTACCGCTCCACCACCGCGCATCTTCTTCATAGGAGCTTTAATTGCTCCACCGCGCATCTTCTTTACGACTTTCTTACCGCGCATCTTACCAGGCATCTTCATTTCTCCTTCGGAGCATCGTCCGCTGTTTAATCAACCGTTGATAGTCTTCGGCATCGTAGTTGTCATAGTACCCTAACTTATGTAGAGCGTCCGCAGCGTCATCTAAATGAGACAACCTCTGTATAAAAACAATTGCTTCATCCTCTTGATAGGACAAAAGCCATATATCCATACTATTACGAGCAAACCACTTGTTCAAAGACAAACAGCTTGCTTCTAATTCAAAGTAATCTTGTTCTGGATCACTTTGAACACACATAACAACTTTATATGTGTCGTTAAATTCTTCTACTTGTAAAAAAACATCGTTCCACAAGTCTTGTGTATGAACTACTTTTACCTGTCCTCTTCTCCACGCCTGTTTAGCGTAGGGGCACAGCGGCACGTCATTTCTTTCCGTGTCAGGAACAGATAGTGTTTCTATCCATTCCTCTATTTCTTTTTCTTCCAACTTACTCGTTTTGATGAAGTTTTCTTCCTCATTGCAGCTTTTGCTCCAGCGGCTTTACATTGCGCCTTTGTTGGACGACATGCAGGATAACTTCTTCGTTTATCACTCTTTCCTGAACGGCCACAAGGTTTTCCGGTTTTACAATCAATCCAACCTTTCCCCTTGTTTTGTCCAAACCACTTACGAAGCTCGGCACCTTTTTTCGTCTTGCGAACAGCCATTAAAACTTCCTAGTTTTCTTCCTACTAGCTTTCTTTTTTTTCTTTTTACCTCCGGTTCCGTAATTTGCGGCACCGACTTTTCTACATTTTGCTATGGCTCCCGAAGCATACGCGCTTGGAAATACCTTATATCTAGCTTTTACCTTGTGATAACACGCGTCTTTTGGCACGTTTTTTCCTCCCTGCACAATGCGCTTTTTCAGAAAAACCTTTTGGTCTCGCGCAATTAACCGACCGTTTTCTTTTTGCACTCCACTTTTTCTTCTGTGGAGGCTTTGAAATCTGCTTGGACATACTGCTACGTCCCATAGCCATTAGACTAATTGCTCCGCTACTGCCGCCGCAACTATCAATACAGCCAATCCCCATAAACGTTTGTCTAACTTGTCCAAAGTCACTTTTTGTCCTTGCAACTGCTCTTCGATACGTTCGTATCGCATGTTGCACTCCGCACCATGTTGCTCAAGCTTTGCTAAAACTTCTTCTGCTTTCACGTTAACACTTCCATCTTCTTCGAGCTTGACGCAAACGGCTATTAGGGTTTTTCGCTGCTTTTGGAAATTTTTTCATCTGACCTGCGGATCGAGCGCAGAAAGACTTACGTCTTTTCGCGGCCTTAGAACCTTTCTTAACTTTACCTGTAACAGCAGTTTTGAGTTTACTACCAGGGTTATCACGTCGATACTTAGCAACCCCCGCCTTGGTCATACCCGCACCGGCCTTAGTTGGACGAAAATACTTCTTCGTCTTAGGGGGTTGCTTATCCCGTTTTCTAGACATCAGCCAAAGAAGCCAGTTACCGAATCAATGTTGGTCAACGTAACGTGGCACTCATCATCAAATATCATTCCGTGATCAGGAATAGTTATTTGATTATCGTCAGAGGTGTGAAAAACCATAGACAATAGAGTTGCTCCGCCGCTTCCATTTTTGAAAACAATTGCGGGAGAACCGCTAGAAGCCGTCTTGACGTAAAAAGATTTCAGCCTGTTTCTGCCACCAAGCAGCGTTCCCGTGCTCGTGGCAGTTTTAGCTGTAATTGCACTAGCCATAGATTACCCCTTCTTCTTAGGAGCGGGCTTTTTAGGAGCCACCTTTTTAGGGGCGGGCTTCTTTTCAGCACTTCGGTTGTTGTTTAACCTACCCATGATCCACCTCTTACGATACTGCCGCAGAGAACGGAGTAGCTTCTGAACCTGTTGCCGCACCTTTTGTGACCACTGAGAATACGTTTGACGCAACGTCTTGAATTTCAACTTGCCCACCAAGTATTCCTCCAGTTGTTGTACCGTTTAAAGTAATGGTGTCTGAAGTCGCGGTTGTCGCAAAAATATCTGCGGTCGCAGATTCGTCATTAGATACGATAGCTAGACCAGCCATAGTGTCGTTAGCGTTAGCGACTTGAATCTTATAACTGTTGGATGTAACAGTCGTCTTTACAAAGAACTTGTAGACATTTCCGGTGCCCGAAGCAGCTGGAAGTGTGACCGTAGCTCCAGAAGCTATGTCAAACACCATTGTCCGACCTGCGTGTGATGCAGAAGTCAGAGTAACGTCTGCGGTTACACTTACGAGAGAGCCTGAACCGGTGATAAAACCATTAGTCGCCGTAACCGGACCTGAAAAAGTAGTCGATGCCATGTGAAGTACCTCTTGCACAAGGGTTAGCTTATTAGTCTGTGCAACGTCAGGGGGAACATCCTGTCTAATAAGCTATGTGGATTCCCAAATTTGAGTATACACATAAAAAAGAAGGGCGCATAGCGCCCTAATTGAGGTGAGATACAAGATATCTCCAATGAGTGCTTTATATGAAAACACATCTAAAAACATAAAAAAAGGGGGCCTAAGCCCCCTTTCCTAGCATTTCTGCTATTACGCGCCTTGAGAGGCAAATACAGCGCGGGGATCGGAGAATCCAAAGCTGTAACGTTCACGCGCTTTATAACGCATGTTGCCTGTATCAAAGTCCGCTTCCATGTTAGTGGAAAGCGGTGTGCGCTCGAAGTGGACAAAACCACGAGGGGTGTCCGTCATGACAAAAAACGCATCTGGATCTGTCAGGAAGTCATTGACTGAATAGCCATTAGGCAACATTCCCATAGAACGGATGGCGTTGATGTCATTGTCTGCTGTAGCAACGCGGAGGTTACTAGCCATCAGACGCTCTGCTACGAACTGAAGTTGACGTGGAATAATCAACTTAGTGCCACGCAGTGCAACTTTCAAACCACGCTCATCAACGAAGCCAGCAATGCTGATCAGAGCATCTTCAAGAGAGGTCTCGTTCAGATCGGCTTGAGTTGATGGAGTGTTAGAGAAAGTACCACCAGAAGTCAGTGGGTGAGATGCAGACACAAGTGCCACACCGTCGCCACCAGCGTTAGCGCCAGCAGAGAACGCATTGTTCAGTACTGAAGCCGCTTTGACTTGCTTAGTGTGAGCCATTGAACGGGCAAGAGCACGAGTGTAACGAGATGACAGACGATCATACAGATTGTCTTCAACCGCTTCTTCAGTGATCGAGAATGCCAGAGCAATAGTCTCATGATTGTAACGAGCGGTGTACGCTTCTTGCGCGTCGTCAAACGATACGCCAGAACCTTCTCCCTTAACAGGAGCCGCTCCAAAACCAGAGAGCATCACTTCTTCTTCAAACGCACGGTCGGAAGATTCAGTAGTGTAGATCTCTGCGTGTTGATTTTCGTACTTGGTGTACTCCATGCCAAAGAGGGCATTGAGTCCAGGCTCAAGTTCTTTCGCTAGTTGTGCGCGAGATATAGCCATTATCTAACCCCTCTTAGCTTACGGTCGCTTCAGCCGAACCGGCCAAAAGCGCATGGTTGTTGATCATTACAATCAAAGGAATACCTGCCGCAGTAAAATCAGCATTCTCTGGGTCGTCCAGAATGCCCACAATCTTTAAAGGATGTGAGAGATCTGAAGCGTCTACAGTAGAAACGTCCAATTGTGCGGCTGAAATGCCTGTGGTTGTACTACCATCTGCCGCACCCTTACCGGATTCGGCTGAGAACTCTGCGCCCTCAAAGATGGTTGCGATTGCCGTCGCTTTGTTAGTCAGACTAGCGTCTGAGCAAATAATAAAGCGTTGCATCGGGTTATCGTACACAAATCCGATAATGTCGAAGTTTGTGTCCGCGCCTGATCCAGGCCAAAAGTTTGAGAAAACTTTCTTACCTGTCGCAGAAGATACATATTCACAGCCAGCAAAAACACCTACAAATTTCAAAGTATCACCAGAGGCGGAACCAGAGACCGCGATTTCGCCACCGTTAGTCGCTATGACCGGAGAACCTTGGTAAATTGCAGACGCACTGCTGTCGATGAAGTATGTATTAGTACCGGAAGTAGCAGGGGTGCTACCAGCGGTATTAATTGGCTTCAGTCCGAAGCCTACATTAGTGTTTGCCATTTAGATCACCACTAAAAATTGCCTTCATCACTCGGAGTCGTTTTTACGGCCTCCGAAACTTACACGACTTTGCCTATTTTGACTGATAGGCATTGAAGGATGTTGTTCCTTCATTAGGTCCTGATCCACAGCAGTCATTTGTTCGCGGGTACGGCCCCCGTAATACTCGTTTCTTTCCTGCGCTGTTTCTACAGGTATGCGGCATAACATCAAACCACCTTGGCCGATAATACCCGCATGCTTGCCTTCTCCGATGACCGGATAATCGTATTCTGGATATTCTTCGGACTTTACCGGTTCCCATCCTTCTCTCAAACGAGAGTGAACGTTCATCGTATCATCTTCATTACGAAGAGATGTCCGTATCCAACGATGTATATAGCCCTCGGGGGCAGGTGGTGCATCCAACCGACTTGGTGGAGCCCACGGTTTTCTGCGCTCTTCAGTTGAGCGTGTATTTGCTGCGCGTGGTGTGCGTGTATTTTTTTCAGTCATTTTCTCTTCCTTATCTCTTGACATACTTGGCGTATTCTTCCAACGGAACATTAAGCCTTTTCGCCATATTGACTTCGGATGGAGTCAGCTTGACTGTTCTGCGCCCTGATGGTTTTCTAGATGCCGAAGTATCAGCAGAGGCGACCTGAGTACTTCTCCCTTTTTGACTATTAAACTTATGCGGAAATTCCGCAGCAAGTCTTTTGTCAATTTCAATATAATACTCATCAGAATCCGGGTCAAATCCTTGCTCTTCGACAAGTTCATGGTGAAGACCAAAAGCGGCGTAGGTCATAACGCGATCTTCGCCAAACCACTCGTGCTTTTTTGCCCAAGCGTCTGCTTTTTCACTAGGCTGTGGTCGTTGACCTTGTTGAGGATCTGTTGTCTGTTGCTGTGCCTCTTGAGGGGTTTCAGTTTGTTGACGATCCTGCTTTGCCTTAGCTATACGATAACGTTCTTGTTCTATTGATATTTTAGACAGAGACTGTTGCGCCTCGATCATTTTATCGGTATCACCACGGTCGTATGCTTCTTTATATGCTTGCTTGGTTACATTCAGTTCATTTTCTAAGCGGCTACCGTACTCAGTTAAGTGTGCTTGTTGCGTAGAACCAATCTGAGCCTTTAATTTTTCATTTTCATCTTTAAGAAGTTGCGCCACCCTGGTGGCTTCTTCTTTGTCCCTTTCTTCCTGACGGTACTTTTCCGTTAATTTTTTTATTCTTTTTTGAACATTTTTGCTGTACTGCTCGTGCTCATCCTCCTCCTCAGTCGATTCATGTTGCTCCGAGACTCTAGTAGTTTGCTGACTCTCTCTGTCAGTCTCCGTCGAAACCGGCGTTGCTTCCTTTGCTGTTTCTGTTTGCTCAACTTCGACTTCAACAGCCTGTTCGTTTTCGGCCTCATTCTCAGTTTCTGTTTGCTTAATATCTTCATCAGACATTCATCACATCTCCTGGTTCTAAAATTGTAGCAATGACCTCATCATCATTAATGATTCTGATTTCACCACCATCAATGCGGAATCTGGATCCAGCGTATCGACCGATACAAACCCAATCACCCTGCTTACACCAAGGTTCGCTTTCTCCAAACTTAGATGGATCTTTGTATGCTAAAGGGCCTACTTTCAGTACATAAGCCACGACAGTAGCTAATTGCTCTCGTTTAAGAACTTCATCTGGTAGAACAATTCCACCATCTGTCGTTGATTTGCCCTGATAAGGCATCACCAGAATTCTCCAACCGGTCGGTTGAGGAAGGCGCTCTGTTAAGGATTTGTCTAGTAAGGTGGGATCTAAAACGCGGTCTTCTTCTGTGACATATGCGTCTTCAATTTTTAAGGAGGTGCTCGACATCTTCTTCACTTTTCTCCAGCAGGGTTTTCATTTCATCTTTGGCGAAGCGCAAGCCCTGTATCACTCCAACCAAGTTGCGGTAGGTCTCATAATCTTGAGCCGAACCGTTTGCTATATATTCGGATACCGTTTGTTCACGATCTCCAAGCGTCTTATACATCGCTTGTGCAAAAGTTACAACATCCATAATTATAATATATCGTGTTTTGATCCATTATCTGTATCTGTTATCGGACCGCCAGATACCCAAGCATTACACACTCTTTGAGAAGCACATTTAAATTTTAAAAACTGGCAATACCCAATGTCTCCCGCCTCAATTGAATCATACGGATCGGATCCATCATCACCGATTCCCTTTGCAATACAGGCTTTAATTTGTTCCGTAACGTTAAATGCAGCACAGTTTCCACAACGGCTTTCTAGAGCAGAAGCAATATCAGTATTGAACTCACCTGCAATTTTTGACCAAAACTCATCGTTTTGACCGCTATCATCAAGTTCAGGATTTAGAGGGCCATAATCGTACTCATCAATCGCTTTTTTTCTGTTTTCCAAATTTAGATCAATGTCTTGAGTGGCTGGAGGACAGGCTTTTCCGTCCTCCATTTTCTGCATTTTATCTATAGGCAAATCACCTAAAGAAATAGTTACAGTAATCATTAGTATGTCCCACTATACCTAGTGCCTCTTATTGCCGAACGAGCTCCCGCTGTTCTGTCCGCACCGGTACCCGGACAAGCCAATCCACCATGTCCAAACTTTTTAACAGCCTTATCATCTCCTCGACGCTCTGTCGGCATTAGAATTTTTTTAGCAAACTCTTCATCCTTTTCGCGTTCCTTTGCTTCGGCTTCCATGTCACGTTCAACTTGACCCGGATCTCGATGAGGAACATCTCCACCGTGTGAAAATCCTGGAACTCCTGCGCCACGTAGGAAATCTTTTCTAGTGATCTTCCCATCACCTGTTAAATCCGTGAGTTTTTTCTTAGCCATTGTCACTTGTCCTTTTTACTAGAGGTGAAAGACTCTATTGCGCCTCCGCCAAAATAAAAGCCTAAAATCAACAACATAGCGTAGTTGATTTGAAACTGCTCCATCACTTGGGACACAGAGGAAGGATCACCCTTTCCGGTCAGTGTCATAGCGAGGACTATGATGAAACATGACACATAAGTCAAACCGAACATCAGCGCGAGATACCGCTGGGCTACCTTAAAGGGAGCATACGAGTTCATCAAGGCTACCTTGGCTTGTGTTTTCGCTTCAATCGACTCAGTTTCAGAAGTATGCATGTCATCAATTAAATCCATGCCTTTCTTAATGACAGTCTCACTGCCAAGTATTTTTCCTAATGCGCCTAATATCATTTTCTACTCATCCATGCAGTTGTGCCCATATATGCGCCTACAATACCCGCGCCTGATATATAAAAAAGGTTGCTGATGTCTGACAAAGCCTGCACTCGCTCTATCGGTACAAAGAACATTGCGGCTGTAAACGCGCCCATAGCAATTAATGTAAACCTTGCCATACGCAGTTGCGCTAAATTTTTACGTAATGCGGTTTCGGTTTCTTTAATGGTTTTGACGTGCGAAAGCTCTTCGTCGCTTACGATACCATCACCATCTTCATCGTATTCATTATAAATAGATTCTCTTTGAAGTTTTTTCTGAGCCACTACAGCATCTCTCCTTCAACCTGATCGGTCGGAACGCACACCACGTTGTAATTCCTTAGTGGCTTGCCAATCTTTTGAACCATAAGCTCACCGGCATACAAACACTCTAAGTGTGTAGGATGTATCTCCAGTATTCTGAAAAAGAATGTCATGTCTGTAACAAAGATTCCGATAAGCACCCAAGTCATTACCGCCCTTTTAGAGAAATGATAGCAAGTAAGAGCCACACGCCACCAGCGACGGTGAGGCAACCAGCAAGTACAACAGCAATATAAATAAGTCCATCCTTAATGGCTTTTTTCTTAGCCAGTTTACGAGCTCTTTCACGCTCCTCGGCCTTTCGTTTCATTTCCTTGCGGTTGCGGATAAAGGTCTGATAATCCTCCCAAAGGCCAGGACGTCCCGCGTAGATAAATAATTGTTTTATTTGATATTCTTTCTTCTTTATGTCCTCTAGGGCCCAGAACGCCTCCATGTTTCCTTTTTCGGCATCTCTTTCTAGTTCTTCATGAGCATCCGCTAACTGAGTCAGTTGCTTTCCCATCTGACCTACAGACGTAACATGTCCGGCCAATTCTTTGATGCCATTGATCGCTTGATTCGCAAGCTCGATTGCGGCAATGGCTTCAAAGATCACAGCACTAACTCCTGTTTTGCTGACTCACTCTTATACGTTCAAGATTAACGGCAGCACGTTGATCAGCGATGTCTTCTTGAGACTCTATACGAGCAGCGTCAGTAGTTGCGCGTTGTTGTAGGCTTTGTTGTTCCAATTGAATCTTGGCTTGATCGTTACGTGCTTTGCGCTCTGTTTCTGCCGCTTGAATCATCAATTCCTGTTGACGAATTGCAACTAACGGATCTTGTTTCTCGCCTTGAGGCATTAACTGCTGAAGCACCTGTGCGTTTAGCTCGACCTCAATCTGTGCAACACGCTTTTCAATTTCTTCCGGTGGCATCTGTTGTGGAGCCGTTGGATCCTGTAGCACGTCAGTAAGCATCATCACCTCTTCTTGAACCATCGCCCTTGCCTTAAAGGCTATGTGCTCCTGAATATGTGATAAGAACATACCATACGACTGTGGAGAAGCTTGTACGATAGGCAACTGCATAAACTGAAGATGCACTTTGATGTGTGCATCGTGATCCTGTTCTTGAAAAGCCGTTAGAACCTTACCAGAAAGTCCTCGTGCATTCTCAATGCCGGGATCTGTTGGCTGTGGTTGTGGAGGCGGAGGAAGAATTTGATCTATATTATCAAGCTCAAGCGCCTGATACATTCTCTTATATGCTTCATGAAGATTATGTAGTTGTGGATTGGATTGCGCTAATTGAAGCTGATTCTGCGCCAGCGTAACTCTTTGCGCCATTGAAAAGATGTTTGGATCAGAAACAGGCAGAACATCAACACGAGAGTCAAAATCTGCTTGTTTGATCATCTGATCACCACCCAGAACCTGATATGGGTAATTTGGTGGTAAGTAATCTCGAACGATACCAGCAATCAGACGAAACTCTCTTTTTTGAGCATAGTGAAGACGTTTATGAATCGCAGACATGACTTTCATGCCTCGCTCTAGCAAAGCAACTGTCGTGCCGACCGGCTGTTGTTGTGAACCAGGAGAACCTGTTTGTTGATCTGCTATTGAAACAAAGCGACGGCCTGAATCAATCAGTACACCAAGAAGTGAAGCTAGGGTTTGCGACGGCTCCTTGAATGGAAGCGGGATGATGGAATTCCGTATGTCTCCGCCAGGAGCATCAATGTCCCTGAACTCGCCAGGGGCAAGCGGCTCATCGTCGTTACGAATTCTGATTCCACGCGCTTTGAAGCCGGAAGGAAGGTTCGCCAATGTACCCGCATCAATCAACTGCCTCAAAATTGAAGTGGCTGCTTTGCCCAGCCCTCCAATCATGTGGATCAGACCGAACCCATAAAAACCTAATCCCGGAAGAAACTTGTAATGAACGAAATACTGTTGCTTGCGCTTGAGAGGATCGTTCTCCAAGAAGTTCCTGCGAATAGCCAGAATCTCTCCAGAACCCTGATCAAGCGTAACAATGTACGGCAGTTTGATCCCAGTAGGTTCGCCATCCTGACCTACATCCTCAAATCCTTCAATATCTAAATTGGTGTGAACCTCTAAAATAGAGCATTGATCCTCAAGCTCATTACGGTCAACACCATCTAGCTCACGAACTTTTTCCTTAACTCCGCTAGTTTCTTCTTCATAGTCAGGCGATATATCAACATCTCGGTAGAAGCCAGAGACTTGTAACTTACGGACTTCATTTTCATCCATGCGAAGGACATGTGTAATACGCGGTGCAGTCGCAAGGTCAGTCGCCGTGTACGGGACGACCAAATCTTCGGCAGGTACAAATCGAGATACCGGTCTCTGTTTGGTTTCATCGTAATAAACCTTCTTAAAAGTAGATCCACTGATCGGTAGATAGAAGAGCATTTGATCTGTATCTGGATCAAACTCCTCCATAATCTCCGTAACCAAATAATTGAGATACTCTTTAACACGAATTGACTGCGCTTCTACTTCAGGAGTGTTACTACCAATAATTTTGGTACGGACAGGGCCACCTGAAGGCAATAGTTCTTTATAAGCCTGCGCCTGAAACTGTGTTACTGATTCTGCGATGATTGGGTGTGTGACCCCTGACGCTCCCGAAAACGGCTGCGACCGCTCCTCATATTTGACTCCCAAGAGGTCGAGTCCGTTGATGTATCCATCTTCCCACTCAGATCTTGAATCTTGATCCGCTTCAAACTGCGCTCTAAGCTCCGAAGAAATTTCTCCCAAAGTTGCATCATCTAGAACCTCCGCTAAATTCGCACTGTGATCGTACTGTTCTGCCTGAACCTCTGCGCCTTCTTGAAGTAACGCTTGAACAATCGCACCACCGGAACCGTCATCAATAACCTCGGCCCCTCCTGCAAAGTCCTCAACTTCAGGTAAATCAACTTCCATGCCTGGAACAGCCTCAACAGCTGGATCCACCATGCCCATCATTCGATCAGAAGGTACTGACATTAGAAGATTCCTTTAAAGTTCCTAGCGGCAATTAACCCGCCTTTTGCTTTTTTCAAAACGCCTTTTTTTCGTAACATTGATCTAAGCTTACTAGGGGACAATCTTTCGGTGTTGACTCCTAAAATTTCGTCTGCACCTCTTTTCTCTCCCGCTTTCAACAACTCGTCTGCAATCTTTTCCATTTTTTCGCTGTGAGATTTTGCTTTACTCATCAATAGTACTCCCTAGTTCTAGGCACGAAATCATCGTCGTCTTCTTCTCCATGAAGCGAGATAAACCCACCTTGCCGGAAACGAATCAACGCCATCGTCATACTGTCCACGAAATCATCGTGGTCACCGTTTGGAAATGCGACACATTCCTCTATTACTTCATCTGAAAATTTCTTCTCAGGAGCCCAAACCATCCCCGCTTCAAAGAGGGGCGCGACTGTGTGCATTCTTGTCACCTTATCACGGCCTTTGGACGGAGTATAATTCATTACGGGTATTCCTGTCCTACGTAGCTCATCCGTCAAAGGAGTACCTGATGCTTTGGCTTCAATGATGACCATGTCAGGTTCCCAATAATTATGTTCCTCTAACGCAACTTCTTTTAATTCTGGAAAGTTCCATCGTCCTCGTTGAGCATCGAGGAGGATAAGATTGTCTGGGCCTCCCTCTTCCGGTTCAAAAACACCCCAAGTTGTGATCGCCGAATAGTCTGCCGTCTCTTTCTTCGAGAACGCAGTATCGTAGCTCTGCATGACGTATTTAACCGGCGGGATTTCTTCATCTTCCCATGTCCTCCACCACTCCTTTTTGACGATTGCACCCTCAGAAGCAGTAGGTTGCTGTTGCCACTGAGCATTCCATTTGGCGACCGGCAGTGCCGCTTTGACCTTAACTAAGTCATCTTTTTGCCAAAATTCAGGCCATAAAGCCTTTCCAGAGGGCATAATTGCTGGAAATTCAACGACTTCCCACTGATCGCTCATGACATCATCACCTTGAGCTTTCAACAATTTACCCGTGAGATCCTTCGTTCCCCAGCGAGTCATCACCAAAATGATAGATCCACCGGGCTGTAAACGCTGTCGAGGGCCTGATGTATACCATTCATAAGCGTTATCAAACGCAGATTCACTTAATGCATCCTGCTCTGAGTGCGGATCATCAATAATAAACAGGTCTGCACCCCGTCCAGTGACCG